CCGCCGCCCGCGCCGCCGCCGCCGCCACCCCAGATGGTGCTGCCTGCGAGGTACTCCAGATTAATCGCATAGCGCGTATAGAGCGCAGCACCGCCAGGGCCGCCGGGATTACCGGCGGCCCCGGCGTTGCCGCCCGCTCCGGCCGGGCCGCCCGCGCCCTGAATACGGCCGCGAACGATGACCTTGATCGTGACGCCCGCCGCCCAGTCACCGATCATCAGCGCCGGCACCGCGGCGATGATGGAGCCGACGGTCACACCCGCGTTGATCACGAGCGTGACGGTGTCGCCGCTTTCGGCTTCCGGATACTGCGAATCGTGCAGCGTGCGCAGGTTGAGATTGTAGGTATCGGCGTCGACGATACAGAGATGGCTGGGCACGTCCTCGGCCAGCGGATCGAAGCGCATCTCCTCGGCTTCGACCATGAAGCGGTCAGGCGCCGGCACCAGGCGCGTCACCTGCACCGGAACGTTGACGCGCGCGCCCGCGGCGTCCTGAAACAAATGCGAGCCGAGATTGTAGCCGCGGCCTAGCTCGACGTCGCTGTCGCTGTAGCGCATCGTCGCGAGGCTGAAGGCGCGCGGTGCCGTGCGGAAGCGGGCCAGCAGCTTGTTGTTGAGTTTCTGCGCGATCGCGCGCGCCAACTCCGGTATCTAGCGCGACAATACCACCTTGATTGCCGACGAGCCGTGATTGGTCTCCGCCTCGCCGTCGATCGTCACCGCGGTGGAACGGTAGTTGTCGAGATCGTCGAGTGCCTTGAGGGGATTGATCTGGGCATAGTAAGTCCAGACCTGAGAGAGCCGCTTCTCTGGCTGCTCGCGCACGGACAGCGCCGTGTCCTTCCTTCTATTGTGCTCGTCGAACAATGCCGCATCCGTCGAGATCGCGCGCAGTACCGTGAGCCTGACCAGCGCCGTCAGATCGTCCCACCAGACACAGAGCGCGGCCTGCTCGATCAACTCGTCACTCAGCTTGCGGACGGGGGTCGGCTCGGCGATCACCGCCGTGTAGACCGTGCCCAGAAAACCCTCGGTTTCCGTCAGCCATTCGTCGATCGGGATGTAATCCTCGGAGACGCCGGCATAATCCTCCCACAGCATCTTGAGGATGTTGCTGACGTCCTCGCCGAAAATGTACAACACGGTCTGGACGCGATCCTGTGCCTTGTGGGCCTGCGCCTCGGTGTTGAATCGGGCGCGGCCAGTGATGGTCACAGCGTCACCGGACCGGGTGAACGATACGATCTCCTTGCCGCCGATCGCCAGATAGCCCGAGGTTTCGTATTCAGCGTTGCCGATGCCGGCCGGCGACAGCGTGAAGGCCATATCGTTGTTGTCGATGTCGGCGAGCAGAAAGCCGTTGCTCATTTCCGGCGCCATCGCACGGTCACCGTCGAGCTGCTTGAAGATATCCTTGGCTTCGATCATGAAGGTGCCGGCCATCGTCGGGCCGGTGTAACTCTCGGCGAAGAAGTGCCGGGTCTCCATATCCGCCAGCGACTGGCCGAGATAGCCCTGGATGAGTCGCATCTTCAGCCCGCGCAGATAGGGCTGCCGCGCGCGGAATTTCCCCCAATAGGTGCCCTGCGCGACCGGATCATAGTCCCGCTCGGCGCGATACTTGTCGTAGCCCGGGCCGGTGTCGGGATGCAGCCCGTCCTTGAACGTCACCGTCAAGGTCGAGCGCTCGCCGAGGCTCTCGCCCGGCTTGATGGTTCCGGGCGAGAACTCGACCGCAACGATCGACGGGATGGCGTCGATGTCCGTTGGCAGGTAGGCCGCCGCCTTCGCAAACCGCAGCGTCACAAATGTTTCGCTGAAATTGGCGCGGTCCTGACACGTCACCTTCGAATTGTAGCACTTGTCGGCCCCGGTCGCCGGGATCGACGCCGTGCACGGCGCAACCCCATAGCTCAAGGCGCAGAACGGAATGTCGATCTCGACATAGGTGAGTGCTAATTTCTCAGACAATGCCGTTGACCTGCAATTGCACGCTCATCATGCCGTTGTTGCGCTGGTTGACCGGCTTCGGATTATTGGTCAGCCAGCAGAAGCCGACCTCGTTAGGGTAATGAAGCGGCCGCCAGGCGAAGAAGAACGGCGCGGTCTTGGCGGCGACCACGAACGGATCGAAGTTGGCCCGGTACCAGTCAGGCGTCAGATTCTTCAGGTCGATACCGGTGCCGACATATTCGCCCAGCACGATGCGGCCAAGAAAATCCGACGCCTCGCTCATGCCACTCACGACGTCCGTAGTGCGTGACAGCTTCAGCGGAGAATGTGGGACGTAGATCCTGCGCTGATGCACCAGCGACGGGCCGATGTAGACCACGGCGGCGCGCGCCGGCGCCATTCCCGAAGCGAGCCCGATCCGGATCTGCGACACCGATTGCGCCTCGAAACGGTACAACAGCGGGCTGTCATCGGCCGGCATCCTTTCCGGCATGATCTCGGTCCAGACCCCGGCGATAAAGGACTCGAGCACCAGCGCGATCGCGGCCGAGCCGAAATTGTGACCGGCGATGCCGATGTAATCGACCTGGTCGATCTCGCTGATGGTGAAGGTCACATACTGCGCCGATGTGTCGGCAGCGCGCCATCCGGCAGCGGGATAGGTCAGCGGGTTGGCCAGGTTGGAGGCCGGGTAATCGTCTTCCTCGGTGTCGGCGACGATGCCGTCTGCGGTGACGAAGTTGCGGTAGCCGAACAGCGGATTGTTGAGAGAATAGGACGCCGCCGCCGGCGACAGCACCAACGCTGGAGAAATGACGATCATGCCAGCACGACCTTGCCGCCGTCGTTCTGGAAATCGATCAGCTTGCCGGCGAGCTCGCGGACCTGTTCGCGGCCGAAGAAAGAGCCGTTGACGGAAAGGAACATGGTCTGCGGCGCCTGGGCCTGTTGCGCCGGCGCCGCGGCAGCGGCAGCCGTGGCTTCACCCCCGCCACCGGAGGCGGCGACACTGCCGCCACCGCCGCTGTTGACACTAACGCTCATCAGCTTCGCGATATGCGCCGCCACGCCGGCCGCCGCGATGCCGGCGAATACCGCGCCGAGCGCCGGCCCGCCGAGCTTCGAACCCGCAGCGTAGGCGGACACCACTGCCTCATAGCCCTTGACCAGGGCAGTCGCGGCCGAGATCGCCTTGAAGATCCCGAACTGCTTATCACCTTCCTGGCCGATCAGGTCGGTCATCTGGCCCATCGATGTATCGACGATGTTGGCGAGGCCGGAATATTGCGAGGCCTGCAGCTGCAGCGCGGATAATCTTGCCTTTTCCTCGATTTTGCGCCGCAGCTCGGCGGCGCGCTCGACGGTGATGGTGCGGTTCCTTTCAAACGTATCGAGATCGGCGAGTTGCTTGGCGTACTTGCGGGCCAGCAGCTCATCCTCGGCGATGACGCCCTCCTCGAATCTCTGCTGAAGCAGTGCCTGGCTATCCTGGGCGAACTTGTCCTGAATCTGCAGGCGCAGCGCGTCGGCTTCCTGCGCGGTCAGCAGTTTCTTCTGCTCGAACTCGGCGAGGTTCTTGAGCTCTTCATCCCGCTGCAGCCGCAACTGCTCGTCTTCACTTGCGATGGATTTCTTCAGCCGCTCCAGCCGGCTCTCCAACGACTTGCGCTGGCCGTCATCCATGCCATCACCGGTATCGGCGCCGCCGGCGTTGACGCGCTTGCGCTCATCGACGACCTTCTGCGCCGCGTCCTTGGCCTTGGCCTTCAGGCCCTCCCACCATTTTTCCCAGTCGGCATCCGTCGGCGGCGCGGCCAACGTCTCGCGCATCTTGCCGAACCCGTGCTCAATGTCGCGATAGCCGAGTTGCGCGGCCGTGACCGCGCCGAACGTTGCAGATTCGATCCCCTTGGGGATTGCGCCGGCCACCTTGTCAAAGACCTTGATCGAGTCCGCGGCGAGATCGTCTAACCCGACGCGGGCGAGATAGATCTCATTCTGGAACCGAGCGAACGCACCGATCGCCAGCTTGACGCCGGCGCCGATCGCCTCGCCGAACCCGCCCCCCTGCCGGCCGGCTTCCGCAAGCTGGTCGCCGAGATACTGCACCAGCGGCGATATATGGACCGCGATCTGGTTGCCGATGCCAGTTAGCAGCAACCGCGCCGTGGTCCAGGCGTCATTCGCCGCCTCGATCTCCGCAGCGTCGACATCGGAGACAGCGACGCCGAACGCCTGCACATCCTTTGCCGCCGAACGGATGGTATCGCCGCCACCCTCGAACAGGTTGATGATTTCCTGCCCGCGGATGCCGAACTGTTTCAGGACATCCGCCTGCTGCGCGGTCGTGTAGCCGAGGGCCTTGAAACGGTCCGCCAGGGTTGCCAGACGCTCATCCACGGGCAGCGTTAGAAACTCCGAGGCCCCCAAGCCAAGCCGCCGGAGCGCCTCGTAGGCCGGCCCCTGCCCGGTGCGCGCGGCTTCCGCCAGGCGCTGGTTCATCTTGCCGATGTTCTGGGCCAGCGTCTCCTGCGACACGCCTGCCAGATCTCCGGCATGAACCAAGGCCTGCAGCTCGGCGACCGTACCGTTGAGCCGATGCGCCAGCTTCGACTGCGCGTCGATGGTTTCCATCGACTTCGCGGTCAGGTGCACCGCCAACGCCGCGCCGGCCGCCGTCGCCGCAGCCGCATAGGACGCCAGATGCGTGACGGCGGTGACGCCGATCGACTTCCCCAGCTTGCCGACGATGCCCTCGGCTTTCGCCGCAGCCTTGTCGAGACCGGAAACGTCGCCGCCGATCACGACCGACAGCGCGCCCATGACGGCGGATTGGATCATCGGTTACCTGCGAGAGAGTTCAAGCGTCCGCGCCGGGCGGGTCGCCATAGGCGTCACGGTAGATTTCCGCGACCTCAGCTTCCGTCATCGAGCCGTAGCGCTTGACCGGCGTCCTGGCTTCGACCATCCACCAGAACTCAACCGGGTGCATGGCCCAGAAATCGCGCGGGGACACCCCCCACGCGCCGACCGCTAGACGGAACGCCGCTTCGACGAGCGGCGCGCGGCCCTGCGCACCCGCCGGTTGCCTTCCCCCGGGCCACCGCCTTGCGCCTTCGCGACTGCAAGCTTGACGTTGTGCGGGATCATCATGCCGAGCAGCATGGACACGGCGCCGACGACGTTCTTCTCTGCATCCTCGCCGAACATGCCGGCATATACGTCCGACTCAGTGACCGCGCCCGCGCCGGCGTATCGCAGCACGTCGGCATACGCCGCCGCCATTTTGCCAAGCCGCAGCGTGCCGCGGCCGGCATCGCGCTGCAGCTCAGCCAGCGTGAGGTGATCCTCGATCCGCTTGATCGCGCCCATGACGCGATCGGCCGGAATGGTGAACGTCTTGCCCTGCCAGGCGAGATGGATGTCGTCGAATGGCGAAGCGGTCACGGCTTGGCCGCCCCGCCCTTGACGATGCCCATCACCAGAATCGCCGCCGTTCTGGCGACGCCCAGGATGACGGGATAGTCGCCGCTCGCAAGATCGCCGATTGGACAGATGCCACCAGCGTTCGATGACAGACAGTAGGTCTCGCCGACCGTCAGTATCGCGCCGAGATTGATCTCGCCCTCATACTGAATTGCGGCCGGCTGGCCGTTGCTGCCACCGTTGAGCGCAATGCCGATCGCGTCGCGCACTGCCGCGGTCGCGGAATCGTTGTCGGCCTTGAGAAAGTTTTTGCTGGTAGCATCGCGGTAGACGACCTGGCCGGCGGTGTTCGTCTCGCCGTGATCGCCACGCAAGACTTTCGCCCCGTCGCCTCTAACGACGCTGGCAGCCGTAATTACAAGATCAACCATGCCAATCTCCTTTCCGGAGTGTTTGAAGTTTCAGGAGGCGAGAACGACGCCCCGACTATCAGACGCCAGGCGTAAAGGTGACTTCGCCCGTGTTCTGCAGCGCCGCCTCCATGGTCGTCGCGTCGTTGTAGGTGCCGGTTTCGTTGTAGGAGGCGAGGAAGAAATCGCCGGAGATCACGCGCCCGTTCGGATAGGTGATGGTGACGGCGCGGACGCGGTTGCGGGCGAACCAATCGGCCGCCAAGGTTTCGTCCTTCAGGACGCCGGACAGGCTGATATCGATCGTGCTCTCGCCAGCCTCCGAAAGTAGTTCGCGGATGCCGTCGGAATCGTCGTCGCTCACGTTGATGGGCTCGCCGGCGCAGGCGATGCCTTTTTCGCGCACGCCGGCGATGGTAGAACCGTTCCAGGTGAAAATGATCTTGCGGCCAAGCGTTCCGTCGCCTGCGGGCATGGGGACCGTCTCCTTTAAGTGTGGGGTTGAAGATGACGCTGACGTCCCCGCGCGGGACGGACTATTCGGTCTCAGCCGGTTCGCTGTACCGGATGACGTAGACGAGATTGATCTCGCCGAGATGGCGGTTGCCGTCGGCGCGCACCTCGATCGTTGTCGACTGCAGCATGATGTCGAAGACGTCGAGGGCGTCCTCGGCGTTGCGCAGTTTCGCCTCGACTTCGCTGGCGATGACGTCGAGCAGATCGTCCGGCACCGAGGCATGACTGACCCTACCCTCCACCACCAGGAGAAGCGTGCGGCCCAGCGACGCCGGATTGCCTTCGATCGGCCGGCCGGACTGCTCATTGACCGTATAGATCAACAGCGTCGGCTGGTGGTTCGCCTCCAGCGGTCGGGTGCGACCGTGATAGACCCGGCTTGCGGTCGTCGGCAGGCCGGTGAGGCGCGCGACCACCGCGTTGCGGATCTCGGTGCGTGCATGGGTCATCAGGCGGCCTTCTTCATCCTGGACGTCACGAAGCGCGCAAAGCCTTCCTGCGCGCGCAGCACCAGCCGCTTATTGAACACGGCCCGCGCGGTCTCATAGAACGGGAAGCGCTTCTTGTAGTGCGGCGCCTTGACAAACATGACCACCGGCACGATCTGGGTCAGGTTCTGGCGCAGATAGATGCCCGGCGCGACGCTGCCGCGGCCCCGCCCCGTGCCGTCCGGCCGCAGCACGAAATAGGTGCCGCTCTTCTTGCGCTTGGCCCGCGAGCGGCGGCTGTTCGTGGCGTTGGCCTGGTAGCCGGCGAATTGCTCGGCGGCCTGCACATGGCTGAGGATCCGCTCAATGGTCGCGCCTGAAAGATTGCCGTACTTGTCGAGCTTTGCGCCGGCGCCCGGCACGGCGAATTCGTCCGGCTTCATATGCCCGGCCCGGATCAAGCGCTTCTCGTGCGCCTTGTGCTGACGCTTGCCCCCGTCGACCTGCGGCCCCAGATAGCGCCAGGCCGGGATCGAGCCGAAGCCTTCCTTGAAGTAGACCATAGCGACCAGATCGCGCTTGGTCGCCGGCTTCATGTAGAGCGCATTCAGCGTAAACCGCGACGGCCGATCGAACACCGTCTTCATGACAGCGACTTCCGCCTCTTTGATATCCTGCGCCGTCTTGGTCAGCGCATACGCCGTAACGATCGGCGCATCCTCGCGCGCGAGCCGTCGGATCGCGCGCATGACATCGCCGGTTTCGACGCGGAAGTGGATGGCCATCAGGCAATATCCGCGAGGTTACAGCGGATCATGCCCTTGCCGTCGGGCAGGATCGGCTCGGTCACCTTCATAGTCTTGCCGTCGTCTTCGCGCGTGGCAACATCGCCTTCGACCGGCGTGACGTCGGCGGCCTTCACGCTCAGCGTCGATGTGCCGATAGTGGCCTGCGCCTCGCTGCCGACGGCCACGACATCAGAGCCATCCGTCCATATCGCCCGGATCTTGCCGTCCTCACCGACGGGAACGCCGGTCGCAACCGGCGTGTAGATGACCGGCTCCCCGAAGGTCTGCACGAATATCCCGGGGAGCCGGGCAAACAGCGGATTGGCCACGTCTCAGGCAGCCTTCAGCGCCGCGATCATCTCGGCGCGGGTCGCGCCTTCCTTCAGCTGCACGTTGCGATCAGCGGCCATGGTGGCGAGCTCGGCATCGGTCAGCTTCTCCAGCGGATCGGCCTGGGGCGCCTTGCCGCCGATCGGCGGCAGCGGCGCGGGCGCCTGCCTGGCAGCGCCGAGGCCGATCAGGCGGAGGGCTTCCTTCTCATCATCCTCTGAGAAGGTCTCGCCGGCGTTGATGGTGACGCTGTTAAACTTCTTGCCGCCGGCCTTCTTGACGGGCTCGCGGCGGCGGATGGCGTGAATGGCAATCAAACTGACCACGGGGCAGTCTCCTTTTGAATGTGGGTGCGCCAATTGGCGCAGGCTGGGAACTGATGCCCGGGCCACACCCGGGCATCAGCAGCGATCAGAGCACCGTCGCGCCAAGCGAGGCGTTGGGCCGGTACGGCACCACGAGCGGCGCCGACTGCAGCATCAGGTAGCGCACCGCCGGATCCTCCTGCGTCCAGGACTTCTGGAAGAAGTCGCGCGCCTGGAAGCCCGCCTTTTCGTCCCTGATCGAACCGTGGTGCTGCACGCCCTCCATCTGGGGCGAGCCCATGATCAGCTTGCCGTTCGGCAGGAACTTCTGAGTCACGCCGGCGTCGTCGACATACTCGGCATTGTAGGTCCAGATCGCGAAGTCGCCGACATAGCCCTTGAACTGAGGGCCGATCATGCCGCTGCTCGGACCGGCATCGAACCGGGTTTTCGGCGACAGGTTCTTCTTGTCGAGAAGGTTCTGCACCTCCTCGTTGGCGCGGAACGCTTTCCAGACGTCGGTCGCCATCACGACATCGGTTGCGGTCGCGCCGGAGCGGGTCGCGATCTCCTCACCCCAGTCCTCGAGATCGCCGATAGGATCAGGCGCGCTGTCATTCCAGCGTGCGGTGCCGGCCAGCACGACCGTCAGGTTGGCGTGGCGCCCGAAGTCGACCAGCACCTGCGGATATTTCTCCCCTTCAACGATGTATTTGCCGTCCAGCGCGGCCTTGGCCGCCATCCATTCCATCCGACGTTTGATCATGGCGATCTGATCTTCGGATTCCTGAATGACGGACAGCAGCCGGTTCTGCATCGGATCAAGCGGGGCAGCAATCGGTTGGCCGGGCCGGCGACGAATTGCCTTGCCGTCCTCGAATGGCCGCTTGTCCTTGACATAGGCGGGCTTGAAACTTTTGGTCTCGTAGCCCAGAGACTCCACAATCTGGCCTTCGACCAGAGGCGACACGAACGGCGACAGCCGAGGCTTGCCGGTCATCACGTCGAAATAAATCTCTTCCGTCGTTGAGGTCGAGATTTCCGGGAAGAACATTGACAGCAGAAACATGCTGACCTTGTCCTTGAGGTCGTCGACGATGCGGTTGAGCACCGCGGGCGTGAACACGTCCATGATAAAATTCCTTGGCTTGGCGGATCGGGACTATGCCCACGCCGCGGCTGGTTTCAGGGGATGAGGGTGAGACGTCCGCGCTCCTAGCGAACGGTACTGGACTGAAGCTTGATGCCGAAATCGCGCAGCTGCTCGCGCACGCCGGCCGCGGTGTGGCCGGCCCCGTAGACCAGCGCATTCTCGTCGTACACGCCGCCGAAGTGCGCGATGGTCACCTTGTCGGCGCTGGTCGCGTCACAATCCTCGCCAAGGATGGTGACCGGCACGGCCGAGCCGTCGACCGCGGCGGAAGTCGACATCCTGTACTTGCCGGTGGCGGTGATCCTGCCCAGCACAGTGCCGCGCTTGCGGTTCTCGCCCAATAGCAGCGTGATCTTGCGGGTCTGCGGGTCGTCGCTGCCGGCGAAGATGCCGTCGGGGGTGAAGGAGCCCTGGGAGGTGAAGCCGGCCGCCAGGACCGACATCGCGATGAACGCCGGGCCGTGCACGATCGGCGCAGCCTGCGCAACTTCGAGGGGGACCGGCATTGCCGCCAGAGCGACGGCAAGGCCGGTGATGAGGACAGCAGCAAGCGCCGCGCCGAGATAGCACTTCATGGAAGGTCTCCTTTCGAGACAAATTTTGAGGGCAGAGAAAAGAGGCTTTAGGCGAGCCGCGCAGGCCTTCAGGCGGCGCGAATGCCGAGGTAGCTCTTCACGGCCGCGCTCGCGAGGGCGGCATCGTCCTTAGCAGCGCCGTCAGCATCGGCGCCGACGGTTGGGTTCTTGACCTGCGACATCGCTGCCGACAGAGCATCGGGCGCAGCAGCTTCCTGCTTCGGTGCCTTGGCGAGAGCCGCCTTGGCGGCATCCGCCGTCATGTCGGTGGTGAAGGCAAAGTGCTGCGCCAGCTCGCTGCGGCCCTTGGCTTCCTCGCTGGAAAGGATGGCGCCGATCCGCGTGCGCTCGGCGGTCGCACCCTCCTTGACGCCTTCGGCCTTGCCTGTCGCATGGCCTTCGGTACGCGCAGCATCGACCGCGGCGGAAGCCGCGGCTGCGGCCTGCCCGGCCGGGGGTACTGAAGCGGTCGTCGACATTTCGGTATCTCCTTCTTCATCATCGTCCGGATCGGACAGTTCGTGGGAAAACGCGGTTACGGCATCGTCGAGCGGTGCGATTTCGTCGATCAGCTTCAGCTTCAACGCCTCGCTGCCGGAGTAGCATTCGGCTTCCGTCGCCCGCACCGCCTCGACGTCGATACCGCGATTGCGAGCGACCAGGCCGCAGAACATCTCGCCCTGCTCGTCGCACCAGGCTTGCCAGCGCGACTTCACTTCTTCCGGCAGCGGCTGACAGGAATTTCCGTCGACCTTGTGCTTGCCGAAATGCACGAAGGTGATCTTCATGCCGGCGTCTTCCATGGCGCGGCTGACATCGAGATGCGTCATCACGACGCCGATCGAGCCGATGCCGGCGTTGCTGGACGCGGTGATCGCGCTGGCGGCGGAGGCGACCGCATAGCCCGCGGAGTACGCCATCTGCGCAAAGGCCTTGATCGGCTTGACCGAGCGGCCCGCAAAAATCTTGTTAACCAGGTCGAAGCAGCCGTCGCCCTGCCCGCCGTAGGAATAGACGATCAGCGCAATGCCGCGGACGTTGCCGTCGGCAAGGCCGCGCTCGATCGCGCGGGCGATGTAGGCGTATCCGGTAGCATACGAGCCGAACGACCACGGAAAATCATAGAGCAGCACGCCCTTGACCGGCACCTGCAGGATCCCGTCGACCACAACGTAAGGGCGGAACATGCTGCGCCAGTCGTCGGCTGCGAACCAGAAGCCGTCGCCGGCGTTCAGCTCGGCTGACGCCATCAGCTCGTGCGCCCGTGGGTGGCGCAGGATCGCCGAGAGATCAGCCTCGAAGCGGCTGCCGGAGCGCGGGTCGATCAGCGCCGGCACATCCGCAAAGCGGGCAAGCAGAGGATTGTTCATGCGGCTTGCGCTCCCTGATCCTTGGCGGCCGACTGCGAGCCCGACGATTCACCCTCGGACGAATACACGGTCACCACCTGCCCATTGCCCTTGCGCGTCAGCGTGCCCGGCGGCAGGCCGTACTGTTCTTCCAACGCCATGGCGTGCGCGAACTCGCGGGCCCGCTGCTCCTGCACGTCGCGCGCGTCCTTGCCCTGCTCGGCAGCTTCGTCCTGCAGGCTGGTAAGGTTGTTGTCCATGCGCGTGCCGGCGGCCTGCGCTTCCTTTAAGGGATCGACCCAGCCGCGGCCGGCGTAGATCCATTTTGCCTGCGTCCACGCGGTGCGACGCGAATAAAAATCCGCCGGCGTGCAGTCCGGAATCCGCCCGCGGTTGACCGCCTCCTCGAACCAGAGGTCGTAAACGACGCTGCACCAGCCGTCGGAAACGAGCTGGCGGCAGGCGTAGAAATAGCGCCAGGCTTCCAGCAAGGCTGCGCGCGCGCTGGAATAATTCGTCTTGGAAAAATCCTTGAAGATCAGCTCATAGGGCATGTTGAGCCCGGTGCCGATGTGACGCAGCATCAAGGTCGCAAACGCATCGAGCTCGCTGTCCGGTCCGCCCGGGATGAACGGGTTGAGCTTGGTGCCGGGCGGCAGCGGAATGATCGCGCCGCCGCGCATCTGCACCCGCCACTCGTTCAAGGCGGACTGGTAGTCGGCAGCCTTGTCGCCGCCGAAGGCGGAGACGAACGCCTCCTGATCCATCGGCGTTTCCATCGCCGCGAAGATCATCGCGTTGAGCACGGTCGAACGCAGCTTCTCGACGGTCAAGTGATCGTACATCTTGAACATGCGGGCCACCGCCGTGACCGGCGGCTTGCCGCGGCTCTGTCCGATGCGCTCCGGCTCGAAGGCGTGGATCACGCGCGCACGGCCGAACGGCGTCCATGCCGGAATCCGTTCCCACACCCCGCCGCCGAACATGCCGCCAAACCCGAACAGGTCGCCGGGATGACTCTTGCGGATGTGATAGGCGACCGCCGCGCCGTACGCATCGATCTCCTTGCCGCCGCGCAGCGTTGCGGTATCCATCATGCCGTTCGGGTTGGACAGCCGCGCCGGGTCGACCAGCTGCAGGCAGGTACTCCATCGCGAGCCTCGCTCCGGCAGCCACAGCGGCAGCGCCAAAAGTTCGCCGGCAGAAGCCAGCGTGCGGGCCTGCAGGCGGGTTGCACCATGAAAATTCAGCGTCCATGCGGCATCGAAATAGATGCCGTCGGCAAAGCCCTTCCATTCGGCCTCGACCTGCCGCGACCATTCGTCGACCCAGACCGCGTCTTTTCCAAGCGCGATGCGGTCCGGGTTCGGCTTGCACATGACGCGCGGGCCGATGACGTTGTCGACATAGGTGCGCTCGGCGCCGGCGGCAACGCCGTTGTTGCGCGCGAGATCATCGCCACGGGCGTTGATGGTGTCGAGCTCGGACAGCAGCGCGGAATCCGGCGACAACCGCGGCGGCATCCACGACGCCATATCCTTGGCGCGGTAGGACGCAGCCGCATACGCGGTCTCGACCTCCGGCACGGCCGAGGCCATCGCGCGCGGTATCACCGTCACGGCCGAGCCTGCGCCAATTGGCGCGGGCTCGGCGGGACCGGGCGTCCAGTCGATGTCGGGCAAAGCGGCCATCTGTTTCCTAGAACGTGAAGTGGATCGGACGCGAGACCTTGCGCGGATCGCCCTCGATGTCGCCGATCTGGCTGCGCAGCGAAGAGATGTAGGCGTCCAGCTTGTCGATGTCGGTCTTGGCGAAGGTGACTTCGTTCTGCCCGTTGTAGCGGACCGTCTGCTCGAGCGAGCCGGTCAGCAGCTTGTGCTTTGCGGTCTCTGCTTCGAGCAGCCAGCCCTGCAAGGTGACGAGGTCAGCCATTCATGCCTCACAGATACGGGTTGTCCGCGACCGTCACTCGCGGGCGCAGCGTGATCGCCGGTTTCTTCAGCACCGCGAGCGGCTGCGCCTTGTCGGCCGGCCGGACGCCTTCAGTCAGCTCCGGCAGATCGTCCAGATCTTCCTGCACGGGCACCACGGCTGCCGCCGTCGACGGCCGCGGATCGAACAGGTCTGGCGCGATCGGCGCCGACAGCTCGGCGAGTTCGGCCGCGCGCTTGGCCCAGCGCTCTTCGCCCCAAGCCCACAAACCCTCATGATGCGTCAGCGCCATGTTGTAGACCCGGCAGTCCAGCCAGTGGTTCGCGCCCTTGCGCACCCACTCCCGGTCGCCGTCCTCGTTCTTTTTGATGTACTCCGACGACATGTGCTTGAAGTACGCTTCAGGCGTGTCGGCGGGCCAGTGACAGTAGCCGGTCGGAAAGCCGGCCTTGTTTTCCTTTGGAACGCGCGCCAGGTAGATCATCAGCGCGGCCTTGAGGCCGTAGGTGCCAACCAACCATATCTTGACTCCGTAACGCTTGGAGCGGCCGGCTTGTGGCCCGGAGTGTTTTACTTCCGCGGCCTTGGCACCAAAGATCGCCGGTCGTGACCAACCATCCTCACCCTTCAGAGCGGTCGCGTTGTGACGGCGCTTCACCCACAGGCTGACCGCGTCGATGTTGTAGCCGGTGTCGACGCCGATCAGATCGTCGCCGAGCCTTGCGCCGCTCTCGAGCCGAAAGCCCTGATCGACGATGACATCGAGCTTCGGCCATGCGCCTTCGAATGCGACGTCGGTCGCGCCGGAAAGGTAGCCGCAACCTATCAGCCAGTTTTCCTTGTTCGGTCCCCAGCCGACGCGCTCCCAGTAGATGCCATCGCCCTGCACGTCGACCGAGAGCGTGAAGTACAGCGCGCCGGACATCGCCGTCCCGCGGAGCCAGGCTTCTTTGCGCGCCGCAAGCACTTCCCATGCCGGGCCCTCGCCCTTTGCCTCATATGGCCGGCCAAGGCCTGCGTTGACGAACGGCTTCTGCAGCTCCGGATCGTCGCCGGCTTCAGCTTCCTGCCGGGCGAGTTCGTCCCAGGTTTCGAACGAGGTGATCTCGCCGGTCTGGGCGTAGCTGTGATCGACGCGCGCCTCGTGCGACGACCGCCACTGCTCCGCTTCGCTCCGGTGCATCGTCGATGGCGGAACAACGCCGTCGGCATCGGGCACTGTCGGAATCCAGGTCGCACCCCGCGCCAGCGATTTCATCACCGGCTTGTCCGCATCGATATGTTCGGTTTTGCACGACGGGCAAAACCAGCGGCAGCGATACGGCGCTTCCTTGTTCTTCTGGATGTCCTCCCATTTGACATCCGAGATCATGCCGCAGGCGTCGTTCTTGCACGCCATGTAGAAGCGGCGCTGATCGCTCGCCGTGTATTCGCGGTCGATGTCCTCACCCTTGCCAACCGGCGTGGAGATGTCGAGCACCTTGGCAAGGCCGAAGCGCCGGTAGGTCTTCAGACGCTTGTCGGACAGGCCTTTCGGATCGCCTTCACCATCCGCATTCTTGGTCCATGCCGAGCGATCGTCCCGGATCATGAAGCGTATGGAGTGCTGGCGCAGCGAGGCGGCAGAATTCGCGCCGGCGAACAGGATGTAGCCGCCCTTGAAACGCAGCCTGGGTGCGGTCGACCCTTCGCCCGATCGAGACTTCTGCCCCATCACACAACCGCCCTTTCGGGGGTTGAGCGCGTCCGTCACCTCGATGGTCGGATCGAGTTTTTCGGTGCGCCAGTCTTTGGCCGCGCTGATCGTCGGGCCGATATACATGCCCGGCCCGGGCGTCTTGTGCGCGATGTAGCCGATCCAGTTGCAGGCGACCTCCGATCCGCCCGACTGCGCGCACTTCGCAACGATCACGTTCTCGCAGGGATCGTCCGGCGAGAGGCGATCCATGATCTCGACCAATTCCGGCGAGACGTCATTGCTCCAGGGTCCGGCCAGCACCGAGGCTTCCGGCGAGACGACGCGCTCTTCGGCGGCCCATTCCGAAACCAGTTTTCGAGGATCGGGACGCAGCGCGTTTCCGGCTGTCCTTTCGACGATGCGCCCGTTGGCCTTGATGCGCTCATCACTGTAACTGCGCAGATCCAACGGTCTGCTCCTCGTCTAACTCCTCGCCGGCGTCGTCATCGTCCGGCCGATCCAGCTCCTTCGCGGCAGCGTCGAGGACCTTTCGAACTTCCTCATCGATGATTGCCCGTGCGGCGCGCTCATCGGCGGCGTTGATCACGCGGGGCGCGCAGATCGACGGCAGCGACAACAACCGATCACGGACCCGGCGAAACACATTGAAGGTCCGGGCCTCGACATCGGCGCGGTCGCAAGTCCGGCCCAGCCGATCCTCGAGGTCGAGGCGATCATTCTCCGCCTGGTACGCTGCGCTCGTTTCCTTGTGCAGCAGATAGCCGCGCGATTTCGGCTGGCTCTCATCCGTCGGCGCCGCTGACCTCGATGCCGCCGGCGGCTCTGCGCCGTCGACCATCAGTCCCGGATTGCGCAGCGCCTGCGCCGGATCGGTCGTCTCACCGACCGCGCGATCGTACGCCACGCGGTTGACCATGACCTCGCCGCCCTCGCCGGCCTTGGTTTCGAGCGCCCGGCTTTCAACAAGCCGCTTCACCCGCTTCGAAACCGCCTGCTTCGACTTCCCTTTGATCCGCGCCAGCTCCGAGATCGAGACCCACAGCGCCGGGTCGCTCGCCGCTGCCGCGGCGTCAACCGGTTGACCGCTCATCGTCAACTCCCGTCAACCCCGTCAACCCTGCGAAAAATCATCGAAACTGGGGGGCTGGCGGGGTTACTCGCGACGCGAACAGGGCCGGGAAGGACCCAAACACCCCCACCCCTCCCCCTAC